TACCTGATGATTGCCCAGCAGTTCGGCAGCCTGTGGGGGCTGTCATGATCACCTTCCACCTGGGGGTGATTGATGTCCCGTATGAGGACGAAAACACCACTACCGGAGACGTCGCCGAGTATCTGGAGGAAAAGTACCAGATCATGCAGACGTTTTTCGACAGGTACAGCAAAGACATCGCTGACCTGATGGCGAACGACATGGCCGCGTCGCTTGAGAACATGATGGCCGGCGCGCCGCCAGCCAAAGACCCTCTGGCAGAGTCGATGTCACGGATCCATGACCTGTTTGTTGCCTTCCTGGACAACACCGAAATGAACGGATTGCCAGGCGTTCCTACGCGCCGCGCGCTGGAAGGTATATCCAGGCGATTCAAAAACAAAAAAGGACCGCCGCGTCCGTCATTCATTGATACCGGAACCTATCAGGCCGCGATGCGCGCCTGGGTAAGCGGGGTGCTGAATGCCTTCCCTGAGTGAGTTGCAACAGACAGCAAAAACAGAGCTTAATGCCACTCTGACGCAGGGTCTTGATGACCTGAGCCGCTTTCAGGTGGTCACGTTCACAAAATATGTCCGCAAGGTATTGCCCCTCGATGGTTTCGTATTTTGGGTAAAGGCGTCTGTTTTGTCGGACGACCCCAGCAGCGATCCGGATACGGTTGACGTTAAGGGCTATCTGCACCTTACTACCGAAACAATACAGGACGATGAGCAACTCTACGACCGGAACGTCGTGACGTTTACAGCACAGGCTGACATCGACCCGTTCAACGATATCGGATCTGACGTCCTGTACATCGGCGAGTTCTTTGGCATCCAGTTTTCCTTCTCCCGGCGTACCGGGCTGAACGAACCGGCCAACCTTTACCACTACACCGGGGAGGCAATATTCCCCTACATGCGATCGCAGATCATCAACTCTGCCGACGATATCGACCTGTCAGACGTTGTTGTTTCGAGCTCATTGCCGGTTTGGCTGACGCTGAGCCAGTACATGCCTATGTTCCCTGCCATGCTGTCGACGCAGAACCTGTCGCCGCCGTATGCAACGGTGAAGTGCAGTAACACCGCGCCGATCGCAGGTAGTTTCTACCTCGATGAGCACCAGAACCAGTATCAACTGGTTTCGGAGGACGTGACGATTTCTATCACTGGCCTGCGTAATGCTGGCGTAGAGGATTTCGTAAGGTATGTGCAGCAGTACACGCTTGGCGATGACGCGGAAATGGGGGTGATGAATATCCCCGTAGTTCAGGATGAGCGCGTTACGCAGAACGAGCTGAACATCATCGCCATGCGGAAAACCATCAAATTCAAAGTCAATTATTACCAGCAGAGGATGCGCAACGTCGCCCGTAAGCTGATCACGTCTGCAATTCCGTCCATTTACCCGGAGAAATGACTAAATGGCAATTGTTAACATTAACGTATCGGTGACCAATCCACCGAAGCCCTCTCAGCTGCTTAAGTCTGGCGCTATGATCTCTGTGGGCGGAACGACACTGGCTGCGGGTGAGTATCAGCTGCTGACATCGAAAACTGACCTGAACGGCATCGCATCACCGGCGAAAACCATCGCGTCAATCGTATGGGCAACCGGCGTTGTCACAGTCACGCTTTCTGCCGCGCACGGATGGACCATTGGCGATACTATCCCGCTTATTGTCTCAGGTGTTACCCCATCCGGATACAATCGCGCTGTTAACGCTACCGTGACCACCACTACAGCGTTTACCTACCCGTTAGCCACCAACCCTGGAACAGCAACGGTAATGGGTTCAGTACAGACTGTTGCCGCTACTGAAATCCTGCAGATGAACACGACGTACTGGGCCCAGGGCACAACCCGCGCAGTGTACGTTCTCGAGCTTGGTGATGTGACCGCTACCGCTGCCGTTGCTGCCCTGGCTGACTTCATCGCTGAAGACACTTCTCTGGGTAACACCTACCAGAAATTCTTCTCATACCTGGTGCCGCGCGAGTGGGATGGAGAATCGACGTTCAAAGCCCTGACGGGACTGTATACCAGCCCGGCATCACTGGTTTATTTCTTCGTCACCACCACGATCGCCACCTACCAGGCATGGGTTGCCACCAAAAACAAATCTGTCTTTGCGGGCGTGGAATCCACAAATATCCCTGCGGGCGAGTTTTCCATGGCGTTTCCTTTCCAGTCCTCTCTGGCAAACGATCCTGGCTCTTCGAATATGGTTCCGCCAATGGCGTACCGGTTCGGCTACGGCGTAACGGAATATCCTGTAGAGGGCAACGGCGCGCTGCTGAAAGCGTTGCAGGACAACAGCATCAACTACGTAGGAACTGCGGCGGAAGGCGGTCTGAGCAACAAAATGCTGGTGGCTGGCCACATGCTGGACGGTAACCCGTTCAACTACTGGTATGCCGTAGCCTGGACTGCGATCAACCTTGAGCTCGATCTTGCTAACGAAGTTATCAATGGCTCCAACACTACCGTTAACCCGCTGTATTACGAGCAGAACGGTATCGACCGCCTGCAGCGTCGAGCACTGAAAACCATGCGTAACGGCGTCAGCTATGGACTGATTCTCGGTCGCGTGATTGGTACCGGCCTGACACAGCAGGATTTCAACACCGAATACGAGAAGGGCACCTATGCCGGGAACGCGGTTATTAACGCCGTGCCGTTCGCGAATTACACCAGCCTGAACCCGTCAGATTACGCCGATGGCAAATATAACGGTCTGAGCGCCGTAATGACGCCGCGCCGCGGCTTCGAATCCATCACGTTTAACGTGAACGTAACCAACTTTGTAGGGGCGTAAAAAATGGCAAACCCATTAGTACCGCAGGGATTCCTTAATCGTGTGCGCGGGGCGGTATCGGTAACTGACGTTCCTGCGCTGAACATCACCGCCTCATATCTTGGCAAGGACGCCATCAGTATGCGCCCTGATGGCCCGGCGACTGACATTATCCCGACGCTGACCGGCACCGTAGGCAGCCAGGCCCCATATCAGCAGGTGACTGTCACTGTTCATCTGCTGCGCACCCAGGGGTTGAGCGACAGCTATAAAAATCGTTTTGCCACCGACACGGCGCTGGGTGAGGTAGTGATTACCCCGGATGCGAACACGCTGAGCAATTTCACTGTGCTTAACGCGTATCTGGTTAACTTCAACGAACTGCCATTTACCGGTATGGATGCAGGGTATGTAGTCACCATCAGCGGCTACATCCTCACTAACGACAACATGTGGATCTGATTGTGAAAATTGACAAAAAGCTCAACCTGGTAACAAACATCACCCGGGAAGACGGATCAATCGTGTACCTGCATGTGACCCCGTTCCCGTATGAGGTAGTGGAGGAGCACTGTCTGCTGCTGGGCAACCTTTTCACCAACTTCATCTCTCAGGTCGGCGGTCTGGGCGCGGCGCGCGTCGCCGCGATGATGCTTCGTAAAAAGCTTCAGCGCGATCAGGATCTTAACGCTGAAAGCGGGCAACAGGGTCCAAATATCGTTGACGAAATCCAGCGTCTTACCTCAGTGGTCTGGAATGACGGTGGTACCTGGAAAACGACATCATTCGACGCCGCTATGAAGCAGGGGATCATTTCCCCTGACGAATATCGTGAAGTTGAAGGTGAGGTGGTTTTTTTTATGGTTTCCTCTGCCATTCAGAAAGCTCAACTGATTGCGCCGACGGTGGGGTCAGTGATCGGTATGTACGGTGGGCGACTCGAATCATTGAGCGTTACGGCGTTCCGCGATTCGTTGCTGACGTCGAATCCGCCTACCGATACCCAGACCCAGACTGCCCAGCCGGAAACGTCATATATACCCTCCTAGATTGGGCGTCAAATGAGGGATTCTGGCGGGTGATCAGGGAAATCACAGACGAAGAGTTCGCCAGCCCGGCGCAGTACCGCCAGCGTTACATCATTTCCGCGCTAAAAGACAGGGGTTCCTTCAATGGTGGCTAAGTCTATTGTCGATATTGACGTAAATGATGACAAATTTGTCTCATTTATGGAGAAATTTAAAGAATATCAGGCCGCATTAGAGGAACTCCCTGAAGCATGGCGCGGGCTGGCGCATGGTGCAACCGACGCCACCAAAGAGACGGCGAAAGCGAAAACAGAGGGTGACCTTCTGGCTAAAGCCTTTTCTGAGGGGGCGAGTGCGATTCTGTCGATAAACAGCGGGCTGGAGAGGCTCACCGACAGCCTGGATCGGGCGAACAAAAGTCAGGAAGACTTCAACAAGAAAACCCGCTCGTCAAAGGGGTTTTTGAGTGATGCCACGAAGGACGCGAAATCTCTGGCAGGGCACATCAGGGACGCCACCACAAGCCTGCTGTCATGGGGTGGAATTGTCGGCCTGTTCACCGGCGTGCTTGGCGTAGGAGGTCTGTTCGGTCTGAACCGTCTGGCAGCCACAACTGGTTCCCAGCGTTTCACCTCTCTCGGGATCGGGACGAGCATCGGCGCGCTGGATTCCACTGCCATTAACTACCAGAAAGCGCTCGGCAACCCAACGGGCACGCTGGGTGCTATCCGCGACAGCCAGATGGATCTGTCAAAGCGCTGGCAGTTCCAGGCCATGGGTATCTCCAACCCTGACCAGGACCCGGCTAAGCTCCTGCCGCAGATGATTCGCAATGCGCGAGATATCTTTGTCAAAAACGGCAGCACGTTGCAGGGTGCCAACGCCTACGGACTGACGAACTTCTTCAGCCTGGATGACCTTAATCGCTTTAAAAATATGAGCGATGAAGAAATCGATGCGATGGAGCGCCGGGCGCAGAAGGATGCGAAGTTACTGCAGATCACCGATCAGCAGGCGCGGCAGTGGCAGGATTTCAATGTTCAGCTGGATTACAGCGGGCAGAGCATACGCAACACGTTTGTGCGTGGTCTTGGCCCGCTTACCCCGCAACTGAGCAAGCTTTCTGATGCACTGGCTGGTGCCATTGATACGGTGCTGCAGTCTCCGGAGTTGGGTAAGTGGATTGATGGGCTGGCCGGCGGCATAGAGCGATTCGGGAATTATCTCGCATCGCCAGAGTTTACCAAGGACGTTGACAGCTTCATGGCTGGCATCGAAAAGCTTGGCGCGCTTATCGGGAAGGTCTATGACTGGGTTGTTGGTAAAACCAGCATTTCAGTCGCTGATGTGAAAGAAGGATCTTCAATTCTTAGCGATAAGAAAGTGACTGATCCAGAGACGGGTAAGACCTATACACCAGGCTCTGAAGATGACCCGAGAGTGTGGGGTTGGCTGAAAGGTGTTAAGCGATTCTTTTCGAGCGGCGACGTTAAACCGGTAGACCCAACGCCAGCTGACGTCACAGCTAAGGGAAGAACGATTGCCGACCGTTTCAATAACCCAACCAATCTTCGCTGGGCGGAAGGGTATGGCACCCACAACACCAAAAGCGGCGATTTCGCGGTATTCCCGACACTGGATGAAGGTGTTCTGGCATCTGCAAAACAACTCCAGATTTACGGCACGCGCGGTATTAATACCATCAGCGATATAGCAAAAAAATGGGCGCCATCGAATGAGAACGATACCGAAGCATATATTCGCCATCTGGTGAAAAGCACCGGCATTGGTGCTCGAGAAGCGCTTAATCTCAACGACCCGTCCATTCTTGCGAAGCTAATCTCGGGCATGTCATCAAAAGAAGGTGCCGGAAACCGCGTAAGTGAAGATGCGGTAATGCAGGTGTTCAGCAATACCAGCGGAACACTGCGGGAGCAGTACGCAGCGATGCAGGGCTCAAGAGCCGCTCCTGCTGTTGCTGGTGGCGGTGATAACTCTGAGGTAGCCAAAAATACCAATAAGACCAATCAACTGCTACAGCAGCTTGTTGATAGAGGGATTCAGGGTAATGGCTCTGGAATGGTCGTTTACAACAACACGGGCGGGAATGCCGTTGTTTCCAGTTCACAACTCGGAGTTCGATGATAATGGCATTTACTCGCGAGCTATACCGGCTTGGCTTTGAAATATCCCCGGTTATCCTCTGCAATGGAGTTGCGGAGGCTATTCCGGGTGGCATGCTGCCGATAGTGGCGCTCACTCAGAGCGCGAGTTTTGTGACCGGGCTGATCGGCGGGGCAATTAACCTTACCGATCTGGACAAATATTTTTGCCACTGGCGGCCGGTGCAGGGCTCGACGATGGTCGATTATGACATTGCCCGCTACCCGTTCGCTAACCAGACCGTCGCTGCTAACGCACTTCTGGCGCAGCCATTGAGGGTTAGCCTGATGATGGACGCGCCAGTGAACGAGAATACCGGTGCAATGACCAAACTGGTAACGCTTAGCTCGCTGCAGGCGGTGCTTCAGGCGCATGCTAACCTCGGTGGGACATACATCGTTGCTACCCCATCTCTGATATACAACAACTGCATCCTGAAAACGGTTAAAGACAACTCAACCGGCAATGATCCGCTCCCTCAGCGTTCATGGCTATGGGATTTTGAACAGCCACTGATTACCGAAACCGCAGCTGATCAAGCCGTAAATAGCTTCCTCAGCAAGATCGACGGCGGCGACCAGAATAACAGCAGCGCATGGACAAACACCGTCAGTGCCCTTGGTAATACATCGCTTGGCGGATCAGTTACCGAGGCTATCACGGGTGTGATTGGCAAGCTTCAGGGAGTATTTGGCATATGAGCACCGTCAATTACCCGTTTACCGGGCTTGAAAGGAAGAGCATGACGTTCTCGCCGGTACTCGACGGGACGGTCTATACCTGCCAGATAAAATGGAACATCGCAGCGCAGCGCTGGTATCTGCTGATCACCAACAGCGCCGGAAACCCTGTGCTGAATACCGCTATTGTGGGATCCACCTCAACCGGAGGGATAAACCTTCTGAACGGTGTTTTCACGTCAACGACCATGATCTGGCGAGAAAAAAACGGGCAGATTGAGGTAACGAGCTGATGCGCTATTACGAAATTAACATTTTTGATGGCGACACCTTAATCCAGCAGTATTCCAGCCTGAAGAACGGAGTTTATAACCCCGGGGCGCTGATGGTTGAATTCGACATCATGCGCTTTGGAGAATCAACGCCGGCTGGGGAAACCCATTTCACTGTTTGGGGTATCGGTCCTAAAGATATGCAGCAGGCCAGACAGAACCTCTACGGTAAGCGAATTCAGGTCTTTGTCGGGATGTCAAAAGGTCTGCCGCTGGCGGGAGTATGGGATAAAAAACTTGCCATTGAGGGGACCATTTTTCAGGTATTCGGCAACTGGCAGGGCACTGAGCTGCGGCTGGATTTCATCATTGTCGCGGGTCCGGTTAACACCACGGCCCGCGGGCAAATGGTACCTCTTCAGGTGACCATGCCGTGGTCTATGGGACAGAAGCTATCTGTAGCGCTGACCCAGTGCGTTATGACGATGGGAGGCTTTACGCCTAACATAAGCATCAGCGACAGGCTGACGCTGAATTACGATCGCCCGATGTTTTGTGGCTCCCTTACTGAGCTGGCAAAAAACCTGAAGGCTTTCTCGCTATCGCGCATCAAAGACCCAGGCTACACGGGCGTAGAAATTGCCGTGGTCAACGGCAACGAAATCAGGGTGTGGGATAACGACTACGCCAATCACCCGGATCAAAGCTCGAAAACCAGCGCGACGGAAAGGAGCAAAAATCCTGTCCAGATTAAGTTCAATGACCTGATCGGTCAGCCAACGTGGATCAGTTTTGGCGTTGTCAGCGTCATCTGCGTTATGCGCGCAGACCTGCAGACAGGCGACCACATCCTGATGCCGGAGAAGGCCAGGCCGATGATTCAGGCATCTTCGTACTCCCAGTTTCGAGATGACTCAGCCTTTAACGGTGAATTTGTCGTGCAATCGGTGAGGATGCTGGGTAACAGCAGGCAGCCAACAGCTGAGGCGTGGATCACTGTGATTGAGGCGTACCCGGCGGAGGCGGTTAAGACCAAATGAGTGTTGACCAGAAGCTAAATTTCGGCCGGAACATGAACAGGTTCGCCGAGCAGAAATTCGATGAGGCTTTCCAGGCGGCCGGGAAGATACTTCCAGCCAGCATTGTTGAGCAAAAAGGCAATATGGTCACGGTGGCTTTTGAGCTGCATGATACGCCATACGTTTTCCCTAATGTTACGATCCCCCTCTTCGGCCCGCAGTATATTCGATATCCGATGCAGCCAGGCGATAAAGGCATTGTGATTCCCGCTGATACTTATCTTGGCGGGGTCAGCGGGCAGGGAGGTGGTATCGCCGACCTCACGCCTCCAGCCAACCTGAGCGCCCTGGTGTACCTTCCGATTAGTAATACGGAATGGGAAGCCGTAGATGGCAGCGTTGTCACTATCTACGGGCCTGAGGGGGTCACCATTCGGGACCAGGGAAGCAACACGACGTTTCTGCTAACGCCGGACAGCGTGACGATTGCGGCTGTCAATTTGTTTAAGGTCACAGTCGGCAGCACAGTGCTCACTCTGACGCAGGGCGGATGGAGCATTACTGGCACTACCGCTATGTTGCAGGATTCAGTGGCCAGCACCAGCCCAAATATTATGCATACCGGTTGGGCTGCCCTGGTGGCATGGCTGAATTCCCATCAACATACAAACGGTAATGGCGGTTCAAACACCGGCGGTCCAACCACTACTTTCAACGGGAATATCACGCAATGAGAACCTACGGAAGAGATGCTGATGGCAAATGGGTGGAGGTTGTTCCGGATGAAAATGGCTTTAATGACTCGATCTATCTGACAACGCTAATTCAGAACCTTAAGCTCGCGCCTCAGGAATCTCCGTTCTATGCCAATAACGGCATCCCGGCGCATGGGTCTGTCATTCAGCAGGTATTGCCGACCTATTACGTCGACAGGCTGCAGCGGCAGTTTAGCCAGTATTTTTCGTCCCTCCAGATTGCGCTGGTAAACGAGGATCCTCCCGTCTACAACATTTCGGCGATAACCAATGCTGGCTCTAAAATTATCACAACGGTGAACGTATGAGTGATTTGTCCGTAAGCTATAACGAATCGGGTCCGGTACCGCAAACCGCAGAAGAGCTGCGCAGTCAGCTTGTCGCGAAGGCCACTGAGTTATCACCGGGAATCACCACCGATCTGCCTGGCTCCCTTATTGAGGATATCGTCGGCACCGATGTGGGGGCGCTGATTATCTGTGACCAAATCCGCATTGACCTGATTAACTCAGTCGGCCCGCTGAAAGCCAACATGTACATGCTGAACCTCCTGGCTCAGCAATCAGGCGTCAGCGCACAGAAAACTCAGGGCTCCACGACCGTTTCTGTAACCTTCTCCGGACCAGCCGGTTTCGTCATCCCACAGGGTTTTCTGGTCAGCGATGGGACATACACCTATCAGGTGGCAGATGCAGCAGTCATTCAGGCGTCAGGAACCAGTCCGCAAGTTACCAGCGTGGCCACAAACACGGGGTCATGGGCCGTTCCGGCAGGAACTGTAAACCAGATTGTCACCAGTCTTCCTTCTGATATCACCCTGACCTGTACGAACCTGGTCGCGGGAACGCCAGGCGGTGATCCTGAGACTAATTACGAGTTTCGAGAACGCGTATGGCAGGCGCAGATGTCCACCGTTCAGGGTTACCCAGGCTTTATCCGCCAGAAACTGACGGATCTGGATAACGTACAGGCCCGCCTGGTTTCAGTGGTCCAGAGCGGAACCTCCTGGATCATCATGTGCGGTGGTGGCGATATTTATGATATTGCAGGCGCAATTTACAAATCAGCAGGCGACATCAGCAGGCTGAAAGGCACCGACCTGAACGTCACTGGCATCACAAATGCCAACCCCGGGGTCGTGACGACGGATATCACGCACGGATTTTCTACCGGCCAGGTAATAAACATCAATGGCGTACTGGGCATGTCAGGGATCAACAACGTGCCACTGACCATTACCGTACTGACACCTCACACGTTCTCAATTGGCATAAATACCACCTCGTCAGGCTCATGGACTGGTGGCGGATTGGTTACCCCAAACCTCAGAAATAACGTGGTGTCGATAAATGACTGGCCTGACAATTACCTCATCCCGTTCGTTACCCCGCTTCAGCAGCTGGTAACCATCAAGTTTCAATGGGCGACAGAAGGTATCAATTACCTAAATGATGCAACGATCGCCTCCCTGGTTTCAGGGCCGGTAATCCAGTACGTGAATAGTATTTACGCCGGAATGCCGTTGAACATTAACAGCGTTAAAGACGTGTTTCTTAATGCGATTAACTCAACTCTTAACATGAGCCTGATCACCACCCTGAATGTCATAGTCACTGTGAACGGTGTTATAACGTCACCTGACGCCGGGACGAATATAATCAGCGGTGACCAGTACAGCTACTGGTTTATCTCATCGGATGGGGTTTTAGTGGACGGGGTATGACATGCTCGAAGAAATCATTAAATCTTACCTGTACACTCAATATAACGACGATGACGATATAAGAGCCTTTGTCTCTGCCTATAACGCTCTTGCTCAGGATGTTTATACATGGATGTTATCCGCGAACCTTCCAATTTTTGTTGGAGGGTATAACGCTGGAGATCAGCTTAAATGGATCGCCGAGGGGATTTACGGGGTAAAACATCCGATACTGGTAAGCAACAAGCAAACAACCTATGGGCCATATAATTCACTAACCTTTAATCAACTTCCATTCAACGGAAGGAAAAGGGTCGTTTCTTCTGATCAGGTCGTTGTTTCTGATGATCTGTTTAAAAGGATAATGACATGGAATTTTTATAAAGGGGACGGGTATCACTTTTCAATACCGTGGCTGAAGAGAAGGGTCATGAGGTTTCTTACTGGTGTTGATGGGGTTGATGTTGTCAATGATCAGCGATGGAGCATTTCAGTTTTATTCTCCTCGGGTGGGGCTAGCATTACCATCACTAAAGGATACAGGAGATTGACGGATTCATCTCTGTTTAACACTTTTTCTTACAACACTCGGGCGTTAAATCAGAAAACAAGCACATTAATCGAAAGTGATAATTATCAATATGCCAGTTTATTCAAGCAGGCTTTTGATAGTGGACTTCTCCATATGCCCTTTTATCAGCCAGTCAGCGTTACGATTATAGGTTAAAAATCGCGAGAAGTTCTTTATAAATTCATTTTATTAAGATATTAATTCTCACGTAATCATCGAAAATGTTAAATCATGGGAATGCATATTACAAGCCCGTGAATCCCCACTTCCGGAGGTAAAATGTCCATTTTTCTCTTGGCTGCCAATAACGCTCAAAGCGTACTGGCCGCAGGAATTAGCGCGTCAGCAACAACCATCAATCTTAATACCGGAACAGGGGCACTATTCCCCTCACCAACACCAGGTGTGAGTTTTTTTAAATTGACGCTGATTGATGCTGCAACCGGACAGTTAAATGAAATCGTTCACGTAACTGCGCGATCTGGTGATGCGTTAACAGTAGTGCGAGCCCAGGAGGGTACAGCAGCACGTTCGTGGTCTGTTAACGACATCGCAGCCAATATGCTGACTGCCGGTACACTTCAAAACTACGTTCAAAAAGTGGAAAGCACAGGCAAGAACAGGCTGATCAATACCAGATTTGCGGTCAATCAGCGTGGTTATGTAAGCGGGACTGCACTCGCGCTTAACGCTTATGGTCTGGATGCATGGAAAGCCTCAACGGCCAGCTCGTCAATGTCTTTCGCTGCCACTCCATATGGCGCTCAGGTAGTGACTATTGCTGGTTCATTCCTGCAGGTTATTGAGACACAGGACATCCCAACCGGAACCTATACGCTCTCCTGGACCGGTACTGCTCAGGCGAGGGTATACAACGTTGGATCAAGCGCTCCGTCCTATGCATCATCTCCGATCACTGTAGCCATAAGTGGCAACACCAATGTGAATGTGGAGTTTAATACAGGCACCCTGTTCCAGCCGCAAATTGAAAGTGGTGATACGGCAACGCAGTTTGAATTCAAGCTTTACCAGACGGAGCTTGCACAATGCCAAAGACGTTGTTTTGCAATGGTCCTTAAAAGTACTGCAGGGATTTATGGCGGGACATCTACCTATGTGACTATGTCCGTCTACGCCCCTGTCGCATTACGAGCGATCCCAACCATTACTCTGGGCGGAAGTTCGATAACTGTTGAACAGCCCGGGGTGAACTTCGCATCAACCACAACGGCCGCCCCTGGCTCCGGGCAGTACTCGAACAACGTTATCTCATTTAATATTACCGGCAACTGGTCCGGGAGTCTTTCTAACGGCGTCCCGATTGTGGTGACATCCGCACCAGCATTGACCATTTTCAGCGCCGACCTGTAATTGAGGGAATGTAATGAAATACCAATTAACTGATGGCGGGATTCTTCGAAAAGAAGACCTCGCATGGATCCCTGAAGATGAAAACAATGTTGACTATCAACTATACCTGCAGTGGGTAGAGGAAGGTAATGAACCAGAGCCCGCCCCGGTGAAAGCGGAAAAGGATTGAGAGAGATTCAGTAACGGCCCAACAGGGCCGTTATTTTATTTAAAGCTACTACCGAGAAGTGTTGTAAGAAGCGCCTCAGCGATGACCCGATGGCCAAAGTCATTTGGGTGGTTGATCCCGTTCATGGTCATTGACCAGTAGTTTTTTCTGCTGAAAATGTCACGCCATGTTGAAGTCAAATCAAGGAAAACAACCTTGTCATATTGGCTTGTTAAATTTGAAATGCCATTTTCATAAATTTTAAAATACTCATGGTGCGGCAATATCCACTCAGGGTTAGGAAGTGTGGATGATTCTATTAATATATAAGCTTCAGGGCGTTTAGCTTTTACTGCTTTTATTAAAGTCTCAATATTTGCAAGGTACGTTTCAGGCGTGATATCTACTGCATCATTCATCCCAAACGCAATAATATACAGATCGGAATCATGCTTAAGGAATCTATCGTTTATTACTGAAACTGCATTGTTTGTATTCCATCCTTTGACCGAAGGGTTATACCATTTGTACCCATCACCCTTCATGACTGCCATGTAAGCATTCACTAAATATGCATAAGGTGGCTGAGTAAAATCAGCTGGCTTGTTTATGTACTCATCAATGTAAGTGATGCTATCTCCAAAAAATGTTACTTTTAGATCATCATTTTCAGAAATCATCTTCCTTAAATTGTTTACATCCCCGGAAATATAAAGCGGTAGACTTTCGTTTTTTTCGTAAGTCACTGGATATTGATACTGATTATAATCTTCTTTCAACCTAAAGTTTATTCTAGGGTCAGGGATTAAAGGGTCAGTAAAGTTTTCTGGTGCAACCTGGACAAATCTGCTTGGGTTGATGGTTATTAATTTCCCATCAACTGTATAGTCAGTGTCTTTTTTCAAGGAAGTTCCAGACGCCGCATTATAAACACTCACCACGCCCTTTGGCTGGAATAATAAATTATCACCCAGCCTGTTAACTGTGGCGTAAACAGGCTCGCTATATACCATATCACCACCAAATACAGACGGGTGGGTGTTATATTTACTAACAATATCAATGCTACATGAATCAGTGGAGCAAGTTTTGAAATCGTCCGGGTTAGTTGGCGCTGGAGTGTTGGCGTTTGCGTTGAACACAATAAAGGCGAACAGCAAAGGCATTTTATTCATTATGATCACTTCCATTAATTTCAGATGAAACGATTTTAACACCGCACGTATCAGCGTGCTAACACAAAGAAGTCTGCTCATAAAACGACCATAATCTTAATTTCCTTCTGCGTCTGAACCTTACAGAAACCGCGCCTCCTACCGCTTGACCTGAAAAATGCAACGCACTACTGTGTATGCATACAGTATAAATAGGAGGTGCATTATGGGATTCCCGTCGCCAGCTGCAGACTATGTTGAAGAGCGGATTTCGCTTGATAAGCGCCTTATCGCTCATCCCTCAGCCACGTACATGATGATAGCCGGCACGACTTACCTGCGCGCCGGAATCATGAAGGGCGCCATGCTCATCGTCGATTCATCGCTCACGCCGAAAGACGGCTCCCTGCTTGTCTGTGCTGTTGATGGTGAGTTCAGGATCATGCGCTACAGGACGCTACCGCATCCATGTCTTGAGAACCCTGAAAATGGAAGGAGGGAGCCGTTACCGTCTAAGGATGACGCCTCGGATACTTCGCGGCCGGTGTTTGGGGTGATCACCTATAGCATCAACGATGCTCGCTCTGGCGAGTTCGACGACTGCCCGGTGATGTGATGGGAAACTGCATAGCTATGCCTTGCGGCATGGCTGTGCATTCTCTGTGTCACAGATGTGTCATGCATGGATGAACCATAACGAAACGCAGAAACATGCAACGACACGTAATGACACAAATCCGGCGCGAGCGCGGAAAAATTAATGATATTACAGTGCGTTAAATGGTACTCTACGTTCTTCTAAGCCGTAGGTCGTAGGTTCGAATCCTACAGGGCGTGCCATTTCATTTCATAGAGTACGCCTCCTTCACATCCTCTGATTTCCGTTGTGGGACATATTTGGGACATCGCCCCTAACAT